GCCCCCCCTCGTCTAACAGGGGGGGATAGGAAAACCGAAGCCCTGATAGCTCCCTATCAAATTGATTGGTCCCAATTCCAAAACGTCGAGTATTTTTCCCATTGGTTGACCGATACCAAAGGCCGCATTCTGGAAGTCCCGCTACGCAAGGGCAAATCCGATAGCGCGATGATTGACTACCTGACCTTTACCTTCGGAATTGAAACGGTTTACAGCTGGTTTCCGAATGAAATCATCGGCGATAACGAGATAATTGAATATTTAAGCCTTGTTGTTGATCAGATTTTCGGTTTCGGCGTTTTGTGCAAATTGCCGGGTAAGGGTAAATTTTTCTACGAAGGCTATTACCAGTTGGGACCTGACAACGCAAATTACGGGCAAATCCACGTCGGCGGACAAAACGATACCGTATTGATTGACTTAAAAGGTGTCGGATGTATGGCGGCAAAACAGGGATGGGAAGTCTCCCTCTACCATTTTCTCAAGCATGCCGACCGTCCCCGCATTACCCGTATTGATTTGGCCTGCGATTTCCTAAATGGCGAGTACACCCCCAATCAGGCTTATGACGACCATGAAAACGGCCTTTTCGATAACGGCAACCGCAGGCCGAAAAAAGACACCCGCGGTTCTTCTTGGCACAAACAGGATTTTAGCGGCATGACGCTTTTCATCGGCTCGCGGGGTTCGGCCAAGTATTGCAGGATTTACGAAAAAGGCCGCCAGTTGGGCGATCCTAATAGTCCTTGGGTGCGTTTTGAAGTCGAATTCAGAAAGGCCGATTCTGTTCTGCCGATTGATATGCTGATTAAACCCGGCCAATACCTGACGGGGGCATACCCGATAGGGGAAACGCTTTTTCAGAATAAGGCCGAACGTGTCGAAACCGCTAAAAGGATGGTCAATATCAATTTTGACAAATTGGAACGCCATGCCAGGCAGCAAGTAGGCCGCATGATGAATTTTATGCTTGATATCGGCATAAAGCCCGATCAGATTTGCGAAAGATTAAGGGCGGATGACGGCAAATATCCTAAAGGCTTGAATCCTGAAGAATACAGCTATAACGGTGTAACCGTGAAATACATGCATCAAATCGGCCAAGGCCATCAATCCGACGAATACGGAATGTTAGAAGATACCAGTTTTAACCAACCAATAGACTTAAAGGATATACCAAATGAATTTTGACCAATTAAACCAGCAACAGTACGAAACAGCCATCATTATGGGCGTAACCAAATTTAAAGGCGAGATCGAAGGCAATCAGATCGATACCTGCACGATTTTCAGGGCGACGCCTTTCAATGCCGAATCAGGGAATGCCGTAGGGGTCGGTTTGGCCAAATTACGTTTTGGCGACAGCTCTAATTTCGAGATGTTTAAAAACCTCAAATTCCCGATGGAAATGGAGCTGTTAATCGGCCGCACCACCAATTCCAGCGGAAAGGAAACCGCCGTAGTGAAAGATGTTCGGTTTCAGGTAGTGCCGAACCCGAAAGAGAAATAAAGGATGAAAAATGTATGAATTTAAACAACGTTTCATCGTTCAGGATTTGGAAAGCGGCGAATTTTTATGTTCTGATCCAGCAGGCGGAATAACGCAAACGCCTTATATCAAACAGGCGGGAAAGTTTGATTATCAGGAAGACGCCATGGATGCGGGCATAGATGAAATAGGCGAACAGTTCGCGATTTTCAGTTTCTTTGAACGTTCGGAAGTCAAAAATTAAACTGTTTCAGGCTCGGCGGGCGGTCTGATCAATCCCTTCATAGCCCGCAAAATTTTCAGGCTCTCCCGCCTGCCTCCGAAAGCGGGAAAACAAAAAAGGAAAAAAATCATGAATATCATGAAAAAATATGGCAAGCAAATTGCCGTTATGGGTGCCGCTCCGTTGGCTTTTGTAACTCAAGTTTGGGCTGATGTGCCTCAATCCATTAAAGATGACATTGGTACGGCAAAAACAGACGCTGTAACCGTTGCCGGTTTGATTCTCGGCGTATCGGTGGCAATTTTCGGCGTGATGATCCTGATGCGATTCTTCCGCTGATAAAAAGGGGCGGTTTCCGCCCTTTTATTTTTAGCTTTGTTAAAGGATAAAAAATGATTCTTCAGACAATAAAAGATACGTTTTCGTCCCTGTTAACTGATGTCGGCGTCGTTGGTTGGCTGGTTATCGGCTTATATGTCGTAGTTTTTTCAATGCGGATACTTTTAAAGGTTATTGATTTCAGGCGCGCAAGAATAAATAGAAGAATACGCCAAAGACAACGGGATATAAATAAATTGAGGCGTGATGTTTATTGGCGCAGGCGGAATGACTATTACGCTGCACGAACAGCCTATTTCCGCTCTCGTACAAGAGGTAGAAGGTAATGGGTTATCAGGTCGGCCATATCTGCCACGCAACCAAGCAAAGTGCCGAAAACGCCTATTTCAGCCAAGTAACGCCGAACATCCATGACGGAAAAATATATCAAATGCAATACACGCCGTTGGGCTGGCAGTTTGAGGGCTTGCAAGTAACCGCATCGTTGCCGGAATGCGATCCCAGCCAAAATTTTCAGGATGGCTTGATGATAGGTTGGGCACTTTTCGGCGTGTCCTTGTCCATGTGGGGCATCAAACGTATCCATAGATGGTTTAACAGATAACGGGGCTAAAGATGATCGACGTTTGGTTTTTTATCGGTTTGTCCGTTCCGCTGATTGTTATGTGGGTTTTATTCAAATGAAGAAGCTTTTCCTATTTGCTGTTTCTCTTTTATTACTGCTCCCCTTGGCCAAAGCAGAAAACATCATCCAGCTAACGGGCGGGAACTATATTTTCGCCGAAGAAGGCAAACTTGTATTCAACATCGATCCGGAAGTGTTTTTAAACAGGAATTGGCGTTATGACGCATCAAAAGGCGGTGCGACAACCCTGTTTTATCAAAAAATGGACTTCAAAACCCGCCATAGCAACGATTTCCACGCTTACGATATGGCGGCTGCAAGAAAATATTACGAAGATTTGCACTATGCAAAATCAAACGGCCAAAACGGTTACGGCTTTTATAAGCTTGTTTACACAAAAGAGCACTTAAATAAAAGGCATATACGCCGTGTGGTTTGGCCTGCAATATGGGCGGGTGTTGTTCGGGTTGGCGGAATTGTAATAGCGAACGTAGTACCACGAATTGTTACAAAGTGTCTTACTAATCTGAATTGTCAGGCTTTTTTAGGGTCATCTGCGATAGTAGGTTCTGCTCTTTGTTCTTTTCATTATAGTGGAATGGAAATTTTAAATCTTCCACCGGGTATCTGCTCCGAAGCCGAAAAAGACGGTTTCAAAAAAGACGAAAACGGCGAATATAAAAAGCCCGCCGGGGAATATTTTTACAGGGTCAATTATTACCTTGATTGCTTTGGTCATTGTATCGCACGCGAAACAAAAGATTTTTCGACCGAAGCCGAAGCAATAGCCTTTGCCCAGGAAGCCACCGAAAATTTTTATAAAAGGAAAAATGCCAAAGAAAAACCGAAAAAGGAATGGCAGTGTACCTCTAAATATGTGTTGAGGGATAAAGAGGGTAATGCATACAACGCAGGATGCAACAATAACTATGGCGGCGGTGATGGTATGGGTATAAGCAAACAAAAACGGGAACAGCCCTACTCGATGACTATTGTTGATATTGAGCAGTTCGCCCTAAAGGATTTTGAGAAACATCCTAACGACTACATCAACGATAAAGGCGAATTGGGTAAAGAGATCAGGAAAGAAATTCAACCGATTCAGGGCGATATTAATACTGGGGGAACATTGTCCATCATCGGCGAGCCTTATCGCGATGGCAACGGTGAGACAAAACAGGATGTGATAACCGTTAATGCACCTTCCGACTGGTCAAATTCACGTCCGGGCGGTAACGCATCAAATCCCACGGGCGGAATATCCATCACAAACAATAATTCGACGGTTCAGGTCATGAGCAGGCCGGATAAAGAGGCAGATTCCAAGCCTGCCGCCAATAACGACCCCAATAATGGCAAAAGCGTCGGCAAAGACGGTCAAAGCGGCGGAAATACGGCGGGCGGCGGTCAAAGCGGACAGAAGGGCGAAAATTGCCCGGAAGGTAGCGACAGCCTCGCATGCGCAAAACTTGGCGATATAGACGCAAACGACAAAGGCTTTGAACTGCCCCATTCAGACAACGGCACCACTTGGCAGCCCGATTATTTTTTACAGACTACGGCTGTTTGCCCGCAGCCCCGGCAATTCCAGGTCGTCGGACAAACCTACGAATTTAAGTACGACCAAGTCTGCGGCTTTGCCGAAAGGATTAAGTACATCATTATCGTACTGGCCACGATTTCGGCGGGATTTATCGTTTTCGGCGGCAAGAAGGATTGATTCGGGCGGCCGCCGGAATCTTCCGGCAGGCTGCCTGCTCCTCCGGGGACGTTGGCCGAAACCTGCACCGCCTGACTTTCCCCGGGCAGCCCTCCGGGAATGTCGGCCAAAACCTGCACTGTTTGGCTTCGGCGGGAAGCGGAAAGGTGTCAAGGGGGAAGCTTTGTAAAGATTGAGTAGCGCAGCGGAGCAATCTTTACGAATACCCCCTTGATGCCTTGTAGCTGACCCAACACTCTAGCCCGTGGGCTGGGTGTCAAAGCGAAGCGGCGACCCCTGCCCGCGCGGCGTCGCAAGTGAGACTGGGGGTTCGGGGGCTAGCCCCCGTAAAGAACGGTAGGAGAGTATTTGAAAAAGTTGAAACCTGAAGGGTTTTAACTTTTTCAAATACTCTCCGGGAATCTCGGTTAATGTTGGCCAAAACCTGCACCGCCGGACTTTCTCTCACGCTCCTCAGGGAACGACGTCCAAAACCTGAAACAAAAAACTTTCAACGTTGAACAAAGGAAACTAAACATGAAATTCCTGCTCGGCAAACTCCAAGTCCTGCTTAAATGGTTCGGCACCTCCATACTTGCCGCCCTCGGCCTCTCGTTCGTCACCTACACGGGCGTATCAATCGCATTGGACAACCTCAAAGGCTACATACAAAACAGCGTCAGCGGCATACCTGCCGATGCCTATGCCCTCATGATTATGGGCGGCTTCGGCCACGCCGTCGGCATCATCTTCGGCGCATTCGCATTCCGTGCCACCATGGCCGCCGCCTCCAAACTCACCGCCGTAGCCAAAAAATAACGGACGTACAAACTTTAAGCGAAGGGAATTAAAGTGCTGATATTACAAACAGGCGTCCCCGGTTCGGGCAAAACCTCATCCATCATTGCCCTGCTCATGCAGGACGAAAGCTACACACATTACACAGACAGCGAAGGCGTGAAACGTGAAAGGCCGCTTTTTACGAACGGCATACCCGATTTAAAGATAGAACATAACGAACTGACCGACGAACAAATCAAAGAACAGCCTTTTCAGGACTTTTTGCCTTACGGCTCGCTGGTTGTGATAGACGAAGCCCAAAGGCTCTTTCCAACACGTTCAGCCGCCGCAAAAGTATCGCCCTATATCGAAGCATTGGCCACACACCGGCATCACGGTTTAGACATAGTATTCATTACCCAGCATCCCAGCTTCCTTGACAGCTTCGTCCGCCGGCTCGTACAACGCCACATGCACATCAGCATTAAACCAGTCGGCAGGAAGCTCTATGAATGGAATGAATGCGTAGATCAGCCCGAAAGCAGCCAAAATATAGCCCGCGCCATAGAAGTAAACTTCAAACTGCCTAAAGAAGCCTTCGGCATGTACAAATCGGCGGAAATACACACCAAACCGAAACGCCGCCTGCCGAAAAGCCTGATATTCCTCATTTTCTTCCTTCCTGCACTGCTTGGTTACGGCTGGTATACCTATACCCGTATGAGCGCAAAATTCATGCAGCAGGAAAATGCAGAATTAATAAGTTCAGAAACGCCCGATAACGGCCAAAATCCACAAACGGACGGCCAAAGCAAAGGCGGCCAAAACTACAAAACGGCAGACAATGGCAGAACCAACCTACAAAACGGCCAAAACCTCACGCCTGAAATGTTCGTTCCGACCATACCCGAAAGGGTTGAATCGAAACCCATTTACAACAGCATACGGCAAGTCCAGCAGTACGAAAGATTGGCGGCCTGCATAGACGGCGGAAAAAGCGGATGCACCTGCTATACCGACCAGGCAACCAAAATTAAAGAAATACCGCAAAAAGAGTGCAAACAGTACGCGAAAGACGGCCTTCCATTCGATCCCTTCCGCCAACCTCCGGTAACAGCTCCCATGATGCCGCAACAGCAGGAAACGCCCGCAGAAGCGCCGCAGGTTGCCAGCTTGGACGGCCAAGACTATCTAACCTTACTGCCCGATTACACGCAAGGTCCGACAGCGCAATAATATAAGGCCGTCTGAAAAGTTTCAGACGGCCTTTAGTCCTCGCAAATCAGCATTAACATTAGGCCTTGAGCATCGTTATCGTTTGGGCTAGACTGCGGGCTTTCTTTTTGGGGATAGATATGGAAAATAATATATTTCAAGAATATAGGCTTTTAATAGGTTATTTTTCTATAATGGTTGGGATATTTATGTATTCTTTCGCCGTAAAAAATGAAGTATTAAAAGTTTGGATGTTAAGTCTTTCTTCCGTTTCTTTTCTTATGTTCGGATTTTTATTACTTATTTTTTAATTACCCGCAAACCCTTTGCAAGTTGCCTGCCAGCTTGTAAACAGATTGAGGGTAGCTCCCACAATCAAGCCCGCGACCCCGAAAGTACGGCCTGAACGTCATAAAAGTTCGGTAAAGAGACTGGCGGCGCGGGCATCTTACAAACAAAAGTTTGGATACTATCTTAGACAAATCGTCAAAACCGGACAGCTCGGCCAAGTGTCCGGGTAAGACAAAAAGTCTGAATACAAGGTTAAATCAAACGAAAAAGGAAAAAATGCAATGTACTTAGGATTGGATGTGTCCAAAAACACATTAGATTGCTGTCTGAACAAAGACGGCTTTTTTTATGCCTGCAAGATAAGCAACAATCAAAAAGGATTTGAAAAACTCAAGGCATGGCTTGACGGCCACGGCTGCGACGAAACACTACATTGCTGCTGTGAAGCCACGGGCAATTATTACGAAGCCGCCGCTGAATACTTGGCCGCACACTACAAAATGAGCGTGGAAAACCCCAGAAAAATAAAAGCCTATGCCGTATCCGAACTCAAAAGGAGCAAAAACGACAAACAAGATGCCAAAACGATAGCCGAATTTTGCGAAGAGAAGAGCCGCAAACTCAAAACGTGGAAGCCGAAAAACCAAACGGAAAAGGAGCTCCAAAGCATCACACGCTACATAGCAAGACTGAAGCAACAAAAAGCATCCGAAACAGTCAAAAGGCAAACCGCATCCGACAACATCAAAGACTTAATAGA